TAAGATGTCAATTAGTTTCATTTCTATCATTCTTCTCCTTATCTTCATCTTTATTATATCATAGTTTTAATCAATCGTCAACTATTTTAACTTTAAATTCTTTTAATAATTCACATGCATATTCATATTGTAAGTCATTTGTCAGCATTTTAACACTGCACATTTCTATCACTTTATCTGTCAAATACACTCTAACAATCAAGTTAGGAAGTTTTCCATTATGCAAATATCCGCCAACTCCATTATACTCGTTTATATACCATGAAAAATCTAGATTGTGTTTATTCAATAATTTTTTGCTAACGCTAAGCATTTTTCTTTGTTTATCATTATTCTTCATCACTATATTTCCTTTCTACATTTATTTCTACGCAATATATTGTTGTAACTGCCATAATAGCCACGCAGCACACTATTGTTAAACATATAATATCCATATTTTTCATTACCTCCAACACCAAGCTAGAATTAGGATTATCAGACCTGTTTCGACGACAAACCATAATGTATATTTCAATAACTTCATCTTATTACTTCACTCCAGTAAGTACGCCCATAGCTGTATTCGCTTCCGCTTCTTATTTTTTGTTTAACATAACCATAATAGTCTGAAAACCAAGACCAATCGTTAGGTTCATTTTTCCAGTATTTAAATACATCGTATTCTAAATGTTTGAAGAACGTGTATTTCGCGACTTGTTCGCCGTCAATGTAATATTCTCGTTTCATTTCTTTTCTCCTTTAAGGGGTTACCTTATCTATACCTATAGTATACATCAAAAAGACTAAAAAGTCAACTACTTTTTAGCCTTAATTTCAAATTTATCATTCATTAAAACCACACCGCCTTTTACTTGGTGCCCTATTAACTTTTGGTCAGATTTAAAGCCAACTTTGAAAGCGTCATAAGTTAATATATTTTTTATTTTGTCTGGCATTCCTGCACACTTAACTTCAAGCAGATACATGCTTCCCCTTTCATATCCAAAGTGCGGTGGTTTTTGTTCCACAAAATCTTTCCATGACATACCGCTTTCTTTATGCTCTTTTTCATATTCTTTTACTTTTGACATCCATTTACTTTTTTCGTCGGTAGTTTTGCAAATAACTTTATCAATATAAGTTTTTTGTCGTAAATATTTTGCCCCTATATTGTACGTTTCTACTTTCCAACAATCTATGTGCGTATCATGTATTTTTATGTTTTTAGGTATATGCCATCCAATCATATGAACGCTGTCAGTGTCAACATATACGAACCGATCTTTGTCAGATTTATAGTTTATATACGTTTCATTAACTTTATCTATTGTACTTATGATATCATACCTAGACCACGCAGTAATAAATATTGCTAGTGGTAAGTAGATAGGGTCCTTTATAGTCATATCCTCAACGTCAATAACTTCTCCGTCTTCTTTAAATTCTGGATGAGTTGGGACACGGAATTTTAGCACATCATTTAGTAAATACGGCTCTTTTTCTTTTACTACTGGGTTTGTTCCAAACTTCCCATATAATGCATTCATTCGTAGTTTAGCCATAAGTTTTTTAACACCCTTACTCGTTTCCTTTGTTTTCATCAGAGAATTTATATAATCGTTAAAAAATTGTTCTTTTGCTGTTTTGAAATAAAACCCATCCAGGTATTCGATATCATATACATCATAATGCTTAAAGAATATTTCGAGGTCTGGTGATGGTAACCACAGTTCAACTTGTTCGTCTATATAATCATCTATTCTGCTGTGTTCAAGATATTCAGTGTCACAGTAGCGCAAGGTCTTTTTTATCTGTATTGTAGGTATATATCTATCTTTTACATCAAAGCGGCATAAGAAATGCTGAATATAACATTTGCTTTCGCCACTATATTTTCCCTCAAAATAATTTGGAAGTCCGTACGGCATTTCCTTAGTACACATCATAGACGGGTGCATACTATTTTTATCTATATTACAGCATATTCCAATTTGTCCGTTTTCTGAAATTTTGGCATATTTTTTGTTTACATATACGTAACCTCCCGCATATGATTTACGTAGCATTTTATCGGTTTCATAATCTAAAACAGGAAAATATTTTATAAATTGTTTTTCACCCCCTATATTTTCCTTGAAATTTGCTAATGTATCACTTCCGGTTGTCATCTTTTTAAACCCCTCGTCAAATAGCATTTTTAATGCCCTAGCAAGTATAACAACATCATGTCGCAAATACTCTTTATCTGTTTCACTTAGGACTCCGTTTTCTTCCCGGTATTCGTTATAATCTATTTCTAATTTTTGCATGTCTGAATCAAAACCAAAATTTTTAGCGATAGCGGAAATACTATAAGGCATTTTCTTTAAACTATCTTGTATAATTGTTTCGTGTTTATTTCTTCCTTTGACATCCCATACAATATTTATTTGATACCAAACTCCTTGTTTATTTATCATTGTATCAAATGTTTTAGGCTCTTTTTCTTTAGACCATTTATAACCGTTTTTAAGTAGCCACCACACAATAAACGAACCGTCAAACTTTAAGTTGTGAAAAAATAACACAGGGTTATGAAGTGTTTTAATATAATTCATAAATGAATCAATAGAAGTACCGCAAACCATGTCATAATTATCATTATCGTATACTTTGCAACACCCCCACGCCCATACATACGTTCTCATTCCTGATTCTATTTGCTCTTTCGTTAAAACTAATGTTTCGAAATCACATGCGTATGAATTTTTAATATTTGTTTTCATTTCTTACTTTTTCTGTATTTTTTATTGTAAAAATCTGTTACAGTATCCTTAAATAGATTGTAATTATCTTCTGATTCCGGGTTACCATAAACAAAATCAATGTTTAATACCTCTGTTGTATACGCAAATTCAGCTAATTCTTTTGCACTCATTCTTTTTATCTTTTTTATTACTTCTTTTATTTCTTTTTCGTCGCCAGCATTTCCGTACTTTGTTTCTATTGAGTTAATTAAATTAGCCTTATATATCGCATTCATTTTTTCGGTATATTTTTTAGTTTTCATGCGTTGCCAAGCTTTCACTTTACGTTCTAACATGCTATTAGATTGTAATGTTTCAGGGTTAAATCTAACACTATTTAATTCTGTAAAAGCTGTTTCCCCTAGATAATTCGCTGCCCTCTGTCCATGATATTGACCTACTGTTTCTTTAACTGCTTGACTGTCCTCTTCCCGTATAAAAGGTTTACTCAAGATTTGTGAACGTTTTTCGGCTCTTTGCTCGTTTATTTTTTCCGCCAGTTTTTCAGCTCTTTTTATAAGCTTTCTATTAAGCCAAGCGCCTTGTTTGTTCCTATAATATCCCTTTTTCGTTTTCATAAAATAAAAAGAGTGTTTTCACACCCTTTAATACTAGAATGGCAATTCACTTTCCGGCGGATAGAACGTGATATCGGTGAAAGTATTTCCGTTTGAAGTTTTTGTCTTTTTCATCAAAATAGGTACACCTTCTCTTTGTAAATCCTCTACCATGTTTTCTTCCTCTACTTTAGAGATAAAGTCTTTCATTTTAGTCCCACCGTTGTAGTAATGCTCTTTATCTTCATCAACGATAAAGGCAACGAAATGTTCATAATTGCTACCTTTCTTTTTACTTCTGTGTTCGTAGTCACGTAAAGTAACAACTTTCCCGAGGATAGAGTCAATTTTTTCTCCTGATCTACCAATAAAAGTTTCTTTTGTACCGTTCTGTTCTTTTGCTAATTCCTTTAATGTTTTCATTTTCTAATTTTCTCCTTTATTAGTCTAATTCTAATTCAAGCTGTTCATCGTCTAATACGACAGCAGCGTTGGCGATAAAAGTTTCTTCGGACATTTCATAAGTGTTTAGTTCTTCTCTAATACTTCCACTTACTACTTTCGCCTTGCATACTTCTTCAAGGTCTGCGATTGCCTTTTTTACAAGTTTCCTTTCGCTGAATTTCCCAACGTAATCAACTTCTTTTAAAATTGATTTTCCATCGTTAAGAAGTACATTAACCGAAGCTGTGCCAGTAATAATGTTCTTTTTCATTTTATTTCTCCTTTCCTTAACTTCTACTTAATTATAACATAAGACTGATTTAATGTCAATACTTTAAAGTAATTTGTTTAAATCTTTTGCGTTAAAATATGCTTCTGTATCATCATAATATACACACGCATTTTGAAACATTGTGCGGAGTAACCTCATATGATGGTTGTTTCTGAAAAATTGAAGCATTACTACATTTGGTTGCATATCATCGGTAGTAAGAGCGTATGTTATACTGTCATTTTTACCGACTTTTGTACTTATATATAGCTTACTGTCTTTATAGTCCATCCATAACCCTAGGTGCTTTCCATAAATATCGACACTTGCAATGTGTATCGCTTCCGGAGTTTTATTTTTGATAAAAGGCGAATCATCGTTTATAAATTCGTTATCTATCATATAACCACCTATTTTAGATTTTCTTTGCAGCTTACCTAACTTTGTTTGTGATTTAAAGTTTATATATTCTTGGTCAGCAAAATGATGAAAAAGCAATAGTCCATCTTTATCTTTTACAATGTTTTTATTTCCTGTTCTCTTTGTGTATCCCCAGTAAACGCAATGAGGGTTATTCATGGTAACAGAGTTAGCTAAGCATAGGCATTGACATTTTTCTCTGCTTCGGAAAACCGTTTCCATGAACCCAATAAGTGCGTCAACTTCGTTCGGCAGATAAAACAATTTTGACGATTTTTCAATGATAAACTCATCAAATATAATAAGGTTAACTTTATCGTAATTTGTTGACTTTTTTGTTACAGCATTAGACAGAGCAACCGCTTTGCAAAATATATTTTTCTTTTTATATAGGTTTTTAGAGTCTTCTTTTTCATCTCCTGTGCGTTTTATGATGTAACCTGTTCTTCCTTTTACGCTTATAATGTATTCTGGAAATTCTCGTGAAACCTCGTCAAATTGTGTGGAAAAATCTTCTAATTCACTTTTATACCTACGCAAATATATAAATTGCTTATTTTTATATATTTTATTTTTTATGCCTTTTACGAAACTACCGTAAGTTTTACCGCCGCCGCGGTTGCCTAAAACATAATTAAGTAGACAACCATGCGACAGGGTTAAATTTGGATTATACCACAAGGTTATTCAATCTTCCAGTAAATCGTCTTTCCGTTTGTAGTACCGTAAGCGACATAATGCTTTTTATTTGTTTTGCTACTTACATACTCTAGCCAATACCATCCGTCTTCTTTTACAACGTTTTGATAGTTCAACGTCATTCCTGTGTTGTACCAATCTCCCGTTAATACGGAATTGTCAAGGCTAGGGTTGTTGCGTACATGAATGTAATCATACTTTGCAGTAGCTTTCCCTTTTGATTTAATAGGTAAATCAGGCGATTTATTAGCCCATACATTGGGTCGCAAGCATCCAGCAACATCGCTAACATACATAAGTCCTTTATTAACGCTTGCTGACCCATATTGATTCTGAGCTTGTAAAGTAAATGTGCTACCCTTGTTTAACCACCCAGCAAATACGCCAATATGTGAAAGAGGTGTAAGAGTTCCCTTGTTTTTAAATACGACTACATCACCAATCTGTAAATTTGATACCGACACTTCCTTAAACTTATTTAGAACACCGTTGTTTTTACGATTATTCCAAATATCAATAACGTATCCAGTTGAGGTACAGTTAATTATTTTACTACCGATTACAGTACATAGATATGCAAAGTAATCCCAACACTGAGCGCCATAATATCCGTCAATATCATAATACTTCCCGTAAGTGGTTTTTAAGAAATCATTTGCTTTCATTTTTTTTGTTTCTCACTTTCTTCATTTCCTTTTAATTGTTCTAAACAATCAATAAGTTTTTGTGGCACAGGTAAACCCATCTTTGCCGAGTTCTCGACGATTGAAAGGCTTTCATTGGCAATATAAAACATTGTTACAATTGTTCTACAAATATAACCATCTGTTCCCATGGCTTTATCAACTTGCGCACCTACTGCTACAAGCGCTAGTATCATTACCTTTTTAGCGATTCCTTTAAATCCTATTTTACTATTGAGATTATATCTATTTGCAATAACTCCAGCACTATAGTCAAGAATCATAATAACAATAAGACATTTGAAGGCCACATCCACCCCTCCGAACACATATACAAAAAATGTCGTTGTTCCTGTCCACAAAATGCTTGCTATATCTTTATAGTTAATTTCCATATATTTTCCTTTCTTTACTAAAAATCACACGAATATAATAATGATAATTGTAATCCGAAATTTTCTTTTATGTCGGACTGTCTTAACCGCAATCTTCCACCTGCTGAATTTTCGGCGTAGAAAATAATCAAATTGCTGTTCGGGTTAATAACGGCCACTATTTTAGCCCCGTTTTTGTCGGCCAACGGAAAATCCAAGTTACTAACGTTACTACATATGCAATAAGATGATGTAGTATTATCATGTCTAGGAAGTCCACTAATTTCCAAAGCTACACCATTAGAAGTTTCATTTAGTGTTCCTCTACTTGATATAACTATTTTGTAATTAAGATAAACCATATTTCCGATTTTTCTCCAGTTTCCTTCTCTCGTACTGTAAGAGCCCGCATAAAGGTTAATGTCTGCCTTGCCGTTTTCGTCTAATCCTCTTAATATTGGAGTGGAATTATTGATTGCAAGTGTTAACACACTTATATTATCATATATTATATTGTTGTCCTTTTCTCTTACCCAATAATTATATGAAATCATTCCGTATTTATTAAACTTCCATATATATGGCTCTTGCTCATTTGATAACGGTGACGCCATGTAAGGAGCAGTATTTATATATTCTCCGTTGTCTTCATTTATCGGTGGAAACCTTAAATATCCAACTTCTGTTACAAATGAATTAGTTTTTGCGTATTCCGATAAAGGGGCAGTTAATTCTTGATATGAATACATATATCCACAAGTTCCCATCCTATTACTTCTATTAACTGAAGGATGAGCGCTAACAACGTTTCCAAAACTTTCTACTATATGCTTAGACCTGTTTAATACCTCACCACTAAGAGAATAATTCCAGTTTAATACAGGCGTTCTTCCATGATACATGATAGAATATTTACGTATATTATAAGTCTTAATAATATTAAGCAATATAATATTTTCTGTTGCTCCAAAACCTACATTTCCCATATCTCCTTCGCTTCTGTATTCGCCCTGCGTTATTGACCCACTACTTAATGATGAGTTATACGCCACTCTATTAACATCATCTTCCCACGTATTATAGTATAAATCTATTCCTTGTAGGTTTGCTTTCCATATAAAAGTGTCTTTATTTCTAAACGTATAATTGGGAATTTTTCCAATATTTCCGGTCCACTGAATATCGGGGTATAAATCCCATGATTCATCAACGTCGCTATTTTTCTTTATGTTGTTTCTAAACTTATAAACTACAGCATTTTTTATGTTGTTTATTAAGTCGTTATAACGTGGAGCGTCTAAAGGAACACTGTCGATACCTTTTAAAACTAATTCTGCCCCGTCCGGGTTAATGTTTGGTATAATAAAATAAGCGGTATTTTCGAATATGTCTGATGTTTTTTCACCGTTATAATTTCTATTCCAGTTTTCACATATAAATTCGATTTGTTTCATAATAAGCTGTGTTGTATAAATTTCTCTAGCGTGCTGATTACCAACAATTAAACACTTATTATCAGCATTTATATTTCCCAACACAATAAGGTGTATATCTCTTTTTAAATATGATTTACCAATTGGAATAAAAGTACACATATCCTTATATTTTACTTTAAATATGTCTATTTCTCTTAATAATTCATCATACCCATATGTTTTTATTTTATTGCTAACAACTGATTTGTAAACTTCTACATAAGTGTCATATTGCGATTCGATAAGTTCTTTTATAATAGATTCGAGAACACCGGAATTTAGCCATTCTTCTAATTTTTCTGAGGTATATTCTTCTAATTCTGAATTTACCCATAGTACAAGCTTTTCAAACTGTCCTTGTGTTAAGTTAAGCATATCGATAACATTTTCAATCTGATAGCACAAAGCGTGTAATAATTCTTTATCGCTATACGCCTTTATAAACTCCATGTCGTACCTTGTTATTGTGTTAACAGCACAATTAAGATTATTGGCGACGGGCCTGATGTTTGTGTCGATAGGAAATTTACTTCTAAAATCTGCCATATCTCATATTCCATCCTTTCATATAATACATAAGTTTCATTTTCTTTCTTTTTGTTGGTGTTGGTGTTGGCGGTGTAACCCCTCCACCATACTCCCTAAATGTAAGTTCCATAGTGCTAATTACGGTTGTATCATTTATATACCATATATCAACTGGTTCTGCGCTGTCTTGCAAAGCATAACATGGGTTACCCATTGCGCAAGTAATACCATAGGATACAAGACCCTTATTCTGACCTTTCGCCTGGTCTAGGTGACAATGGTCACCGTATGCTTGCCCTGCTATACCTGTACGGGATATCAAATCTCCTTGTTTAAATTTTGTTGCCGACGGCGGTGTTTCATCATGTGTAAAACTAAAGCATACATAACCGATCCCGCTTGGTGTTGCAACCTCGTTATCTGATTGATATCCTCTTGTATTTCCGACGCTATCTTGATATATTAAGTGACAATCACAAGGTGCATATAACGGGTAACGAGCACTATTACCTATAATATCCATAGGATGCCCGCAACAATGTGAAAACGAATCCGGGCCTGATAGCTGTGTGATATTGATTATATCGCAAGGGAATAAACAAACTTGATATTTCCCGTCATCAGTGTTCATCTTTTGTCCTGCTTTCATTGTAACACGTTAACCCTTTTTATTCCGTCTATTTTTAGTTTTTTAAGCTCACTTAATTTTTCAACAATACATACCTTATAAGACAACACCATTCCATATGTGACGGAATCAGAACATTTATCAAGAGAACGTAATGAACGATTTACCAAATAAAGTTCCTTTCTTGCAAATTGTAATGCATCATCAATTTTCATATCATATGGCATTGTTTTCGGTCTATATATCTCCATTGTTATTCCTCCCTCTCTTACCAAGCACAAATAAATAAATCACAGCAAAACTTATAAATTTCACTATAAATTCCGATTAATTCCTCGCGGAATCGTTTATAATAATCAAAGTCAACCATCATTTTTTCATCGGTTTTGTTTCTGTTAAAATTTCTACTCCCCACATCATTACCAGCAGTATTATTAGTACCGCTTGAAACGGTGTTATTTGTAGAATTTGTGGTGGCGTTATTGTCTTGTGTATCTGTCATATAAGCGTTAGTATTAGTGACAGCGCTTAAAGGAAAGTCACGATTAACATTACCTGTTTGCTGTTCACTTGCCCCCGTTACATCTGATTTATCGTTATAGCTACTATTTGATTTACTTTCATTGCTCGTATCTTCATCAAATGCTTCACGTGAGACATACTTTTCAGCCCCGCTTATATCTTCCGTTGTAATCTTATCAAAAAATTGATTATATAATGGAAATAACTGATACATCCTATCTGCTAGCATTGTCTGCCACGATAAATACGTATGCGCTTCTACTGTATCAGAAATACGATAGTTAAAGAAATGTAGGATAAAATTAACTTCAAAATCTTCTTTAAATTTGGGGTCTATCGGATAATAGAAACCAAAAATCCTAGAACGCTGCTCTCTTATTAAATCCATAAAATTTGTGTTAAAGAAATCAGCGTTTTTATATCCGCTTCTTATGATATCACTCACTAACAAAGTCATACACCTCTTTTTCTTCATAACCTTCTGGAACTTCTTCACCACGCACACGAATAAACGGGCTATATGAGACATCTAATTCTGAACATTTTTCTGGAAACCTTTCCCTAGCCCAATCACGAAAAGCAATCCTTTGTTGATACATTCCACTAATATTTATGTTACCGGCTTCTGAAAAGCTTAAACCCTCAAACTCTGTCAATCGTTCAGACTTATCGTTCATAATGGTATGCAGTCCAACTCTTGTGTCCCATTCCTGCAAATACATTTTTCTCATATTCATAAGCACATCTAAACCTTTTCCGACATCACCACTAATTACTGGTACTCCGCTTATTCCGTTTAGGTCTTTGTCAACTACATACCATGTTTTTGGGTCGTTTTCGTTCATGATATTATCCACTGTACTTTTCAATGCTTGAGTGCCGCTAAACAATGTTGGTCTTCTCATCTGCCTGTGAATATAATCGATGGTTCTTTCTATTTTAGCTAACCTTTCAGCAATAGTAGTTGCTACATTAAACACTGGCAATCCTGTATTACTATTCCAACAATAAATAAACTCGTCATCATATAATAACTTACCAGTTAAACCTTTATCGGTTGCGATATTAACAGTTCGTACTGTCACTGGCTGAAAGTAATCATCCCACGTTACCATTACATAACGAGACGCTTTTAATATCCCGTCATCATCATATAATACAAAACTTCCGTTTGCCATAAGCATATATTCTAAAATAAAAGAGGTAATTCCATCTGGCAATCCTTTCCAAACAAACAACGACATTAAATCTTCAATAAATTTATCAATATAATATGCCCATATTCTATCATTGTCCAAGTCAATTTGTATCTTACTCGCTTGCTTGTCACTTAAATAAAAAGTAGTACACTTCGATATATTACTTCGTGTCGTTAATTCGTCAAGTGTTTTCATTGCTTATCACCTCATTTTCCATGTAGTTTGTTTTTACTTTTTGCAAATCGGTGTGCATTAGAGTTACTCCTGCACTTACCCTATCAATGATTTTGTTAAGATACGTTGACGGTATATTTCCTGTTATATTTGGGTCTATAGCCTTAACGTAATTAAACATGGCATGAGTAGTTAAGTTAGGCACTTTGTACCTCATAACTCTATAACCGTAACGAGTAAAATAATCGTCAAATATCATGGCTTCCTGCTTTGTTATCGTCCTAGACCTCGACCTAAAGTCTACCCTACCGTTAGCAAACCCTGCATCTCCAGAAGTAGTTCCCCTTGCAGTATCTGGAACACGTTCCATCCGAGCATTCTGTGACAATATCCCATTAACTGCACTTGCTCCAGAAACAAGAGCGCCTGCTGCACCACCTGCTAATGAACCAGTTGCCAACGCACCAGTACCGAAACCAGAAATCAATGATGAAGCAATATTATACCTAAACTGTCCCTGATTCTGAGCCACCCATGCTTTATAAGAATCGACAATATATGCGCACATAGGGAAGTTATTTATCGTTAGTTTATATAAATCGTTATTTGTTTCACCCATGTAATTATTTGGGTAAGCTTCTGCTTCCATACTCAAACCGAAAGAAAATTCAACAATCATTTCTAAATTTTCTAAAAATTCATACTTTAATTCTACTGTTTGACCGTTGCCATTAGTAACCAAACAATCAACATATGGATACGTAAATAACTTATTGTTTTTAGGGGTATAACCACCGAACGAAGATGGTCTTGCCGGTAAATTAAATTTAAGTTGTTTAGGTATTGCGGAATCGTTAAACAATTTCTCAGGACACATATAAATTCCAACAATAGATTCTATCTTGCCGTTTTCCAGCATTTGTTCTAGAAATTCGCGGGCAACTTGTGCCGCAGCATTTCCTTTACCGCAATCTTTATATTCTACTCCATTAAATATATTACAAGTAATCTTTTGCAATACATTTGTACCGTCTGGGTTTTCTCCATAACCAATAATTATATGATAATCGGCTGGGTTAAAGAAACCACTGCCAACCTCGCTAACTGTTAACATATCTTTTATAGATAAGTTTTCATCTTCCATATGATTTCCTATTTCATCATCTGTTACATTTTCACGTTCTACCATCATGGGATTCCATTCGATATTAAACATGTATGTCTGCCACTCGTCAATAGTATAATATACTAATGTTCTTCTTTCGTTTGTGTACTGACAATCATCAACAAATGCATAAATTTCTTTTCCGTCGTCTTCACCAAACGACAAATAAGGGACATCCCTCATAGTGTTTATATCCACATCCAAAGCAATCACGTTCATGTCTTTAATAGGCGTTACAACAGCTGAACTTATTTTCCTTGATTCAAAATAAGATTTTTGTTCAGAACGAGATTGAAACCATCTAACATTATCGTTAGACGGTTGACAATCTACATTCCTATACAAATTAGCGAACCACATTAAGCTTCTGCAATCGTATATTCAACAGTTGTGGACGTAATACCTGCCTGTAACTTAATCGTGATTTTTGTTTGTGTTTCGGCTGCGTTAATAGTCAACAGACCACTTGGTGTAATAGTTGTATCAGAATGAACTCCATCCGTTACAATGCTATAAGTGATGGGTGCTTGTCCTTCTGCTAAAGAAGCTGTTAACTGCACTACTTCACCCTTTTTAATAGTGGAATGGTTCTGTGGCTGAATAAAACCGAATTTTGGTACGTTCCCTCTAATCTGATAAGAGACAGATTTTGTGACTGGCGAACCATCGTTTCCGTCTTCGATTGTAGCTGTTACTGTAATAACACTTGCCTGTTCATTCTGACCTACGTATAATAGGCCCCAGGGCTGAATCTGGGTTTCTGAAGCTGTATTACCCGTAAGAGTAAAGTGTACCTGTTTATTGTCGCCAGAAGTAACAGGAATAGAAATCATTTCAGTATCACCCTTGTTAAGCACAGTATTAGAAGCTGGTTTAAAATCTCCCAATTCTGATGGAGTAATGGTGGATGATTTAAAAGCAATCACTGGATAAACAATAGAAGAGGAATAAGTTTCATGCACGTGCAAGAAGTGAGTATCACCCATAACAGCTCCGTTATGATTGAAGTCGCTTGCGTATAAATTAACGTAACATCTAAAAGCATTGATATCACCCATTAAGATTTCCACGTTTTCTCCTAAGTCAACCCATGTAGGAACAGTTAACGTATGGTTAGCAATAAACTCAGTTTCCTGCATATGATAAGATGTTGCTAATACCTTAACACTCTGGAATGCTTTTGCACTGTTCTTCATAATGATAAAGATATTTTCTGGAGAAACCTCTCTTGTAAAACCTGCTACATTAAATTTATCGCTTGGGAATAATAAATCTAACCCCCACTGACGAACAAGAACCGTTGTATCCTCGGCATGTTCTTTTGTATCAAAGCCTGGAATTTCAACATAATATGCAATGTTTTCAGCAACATACTTAAACAAATTCCAAAACCAATAGTTACGGTCAATTTTGTTTGATTCTGCCGCTACTGCAAACTGCATGTCCAAAAATCTTCTAAAAGCTTGTTCGCTACTAAACGCACGTTTAGCCATTTCTTGGTTAACAGTTAAAGAATAACGCTCTTTTCTGTTTGGAGTGTGGAACATTTCCAAGTATTTTGGGATATACTGTTTCAATGCATCCTGCCACTGGATTTCTGGGTTGTATTTAACTGGCTTAATCTTGTCCATTTCGATTTCGTCAACAGCACCACCGATTGACAAGTAATCTCGCATAAGAGCCCCGTATTTATCCGTAGCTACAGCGTATCCCATTTCATATAATCCTACTTTGTTAAAAAGTGTGTAATAAACTTGATTTCTCCAATCGTCGTTGGAATTGATAATTTGTCCAATCTGTCCAAATGTAGAAGAATCAATAGTAGTATCCCCAATAGCCCTGTTAAGCTCTGGATTGTTAACCTCTCTTATTGCTAAGTTTAAAAGCTCAGCACCAGACATTTTTCCTGTCTCGTTAATATCTGGCATTTTTGATAATCTTGACATAAAATCTCCTCTCATTCTTTATAAAAATAATCCTGTAATGATTTAAAATCTTTTTCCATCTTATCTTCGACATATCCAGTGCGGTTCACATCCGACAATCTGTCAACACGCTTCTTCCACACGTCAATGTCCTTAGATAGCTTGGAAATCTGTTCGTCTCTTTCGGCTACATCTGCACGCAAATTCTCGTTATCAGCTGTTAAAGTTTCAATGAATATTTTTATGCTGGTTTCCTCGTCCGGGGAGCAAGGTATGGAATATTTTGGTGCGGATGAACCTAAATTTC